CTCCCATGCCCCGCTCAAGCTCTGGGTCTACCCGGAGCCACCGGTCCTCCTCCTCCTGGGGTCGTATCCAAAACACGACCTCAGCAAACACACCGCCCTTCGAAGAGCGGATATGCTTGGACGAGGAGGAGAACCTGGCTCCACAGAGGATTGCAACCTGTTCATACCGGTCCAGCACCCCATCCGGAGCAACAAGGACGAGGTCGTCCCCACAAGTGGAGAACGGCCAAGGTCCCGAGCCCGGACGGGGGGGAATGCTGGGCCCAGCCTGCCGTGTTGCATAGTCCAACCAGAAGAGGTGGACTATGTTGAGCATCGCCCACGAGAGCGGCAGACCCATCATGATACCCCGTTTTGTGGTGACCTCTTGGTCGCCCAAGCTAGGGTATTTGATCGTCTGGGGGCCAAACGAGGCCTCACCAAGGACGAGAAGATTGTACTTCTCCCTCGAGGTGAGACCTCGGCAGCCCCCGACAACCCCCTTCCAAAGCTCTTTACAGAGCTCGAAAGGGAGCAGGTCCGTCGCCGTCGTGAGGTCGGCGCTCAAGCAGGTTCCAGGGGCACCCGCAGCGAAGACAGCTTCGACTGCGAGGTGCTTATCACCTGCCAACACGTCCTGGCAGCAGGACAACGTGGCCAGGTGGTTCAACAAACCACCCTGGACACGCATGGCCTCTACCAGGAGACTCCGAGGGTGCATAGTCACAATCCGGCACTTCCAACCCCTCTCCCTGACAGAACTGACCCGAGCCCGAGGGCAAAGGAAAGTCAGGCAGGGATCGGGGTGGACAGCGCCGGAATTGAGACGACGCGCCCATGGGATTGCAGGCCGGAACGAGGGGGGCCTGAAAGACCTGCGCTCGTCAGGAGCGAGGCCACAACGGAAGGCAACAGCTGCCACCGTATGGCGCCGCAACTGACGAGGCACAGGCTCCGGGAGCCCCTCGCCGGGATGAACAGGGTCCTGGCGGCCGGCTGGAAACCTGATCCCCAGGAGGTAATGGAGCTCATTACGGAGGGCGAGACCCGTCGCGCGCTCTGCAATCAGGCCGTCTATGATACTCGGGTGCACGGTAGAACCGGCACCAGATTCATAGACACCGCCTCCCTGTCCTTGCCCAGTGGCAAAGGAGCGGAGAGCGGTCCGACGACATGGCTCAAAAGCGATGTCATCGTGGACCAGATTGTAGAGAGCGCGGCGGAGCCCTCCGTCCCGTCTGGACTTCTCCAGACAGGCCGCCCCTCCCCCACGTACAGCGGGAAGGGGTTGGGGAGGAACGAGAGCCCTCGTCTTCATGCTTGCGCCGAAGCGCTCGCCGAAGAGGAAGGCCTCCTCCAGAACCCTCTGTGGGATCGGTTCTGGTGGCTCACACAGCGCCTCGAGATGGGCCTGGATAGCCTTCCGTTCAACGGCCTCGTCCCCCTTAGGGAGGGCGCGACCGATGAAGGAAAGCTGAGTCCAGACACCCCGATCACCATCGGGATGGACTGCCCACCTGAAGGCGCGTGCAAGCCACGCACCAGCCGGACCGGGGGCTTCGTCAGTCACTCCGGAGTAACGGAGCTCCGCAGCAGCAGCCTTCAGGCGCACAACGCAAGCTGCGCGCCCGGAGAGTATGGTGGTTCTAAAGCACCACCACACAACTGTTCCAGCGGACCCCAGAACACCG